CACGCTGCTAACCAAACCGCAGGGCCTCTCTCAAGGCAACATCGGGATCAATCACCGGGCAGTCATGACAATCACACCCACGTAAGTCTATACCCCACTCCCAAGACACCGGGTACTCACATACCTTGGCACGAGGGGGTTTACTTTCGTGGTGTTGGAGATCAGCAAACTCAACCAACTGAGTCTCCATCAACAACTGCTCACCGGGAGTTATATCCCAGGTCCTCCAAAAGTAATACCTATCCAGCTCACTCACCCGAGCGACAGGCACAGCACCTTCAAAGGTACTGGAGTCAAGGCCATAACGTTCAGCCTTCTCATACAAGTCTCCTGTCATCTGAATCCCCGCATTCTCAGGCAGTCGCTCATAAATACGACGCAACATGGGGGATATAACAGGACAGGACACTCCATTCATAGCAGACTCACACATCAAAGATGCATACACAACACGCTGTAGAGACAAAGGGTCCAACTTAGCTGCGTTCTGTCCAACAGTGCTAATGACCTTCAACGGATCACGTACAGACACAACCTGACCGTTGATAATACTAGGTCTAGCCTGACAGAACTCAACTTTAAAGAAGTCATCGACTATCTCACCCTCTGTTTCCATTCCAAGCTTGAGGAAAAATTCTTTGAAGTCGTTGAGAAAGGGTAACGCATCCTTCTCAAACACGACTACGCTGTCATCACCATCCAAAAAGATGTTATGAAGGAAGCGGCGCACATCCGTTGTTTTAGCATACTGGAGGTAACGGTGTCGTACACTCTTGACCCATGCACGTAGCATAGCCAGATTATATTTCGTATTGTCGAGGCCTGTGTTTGGATCACCTGACTCGACCTTTCCACATATTTTATACCGTATACCTCCCTCGGAGTATCCAATATTACTTTCCTGCTGCTTCAACAACCAATTACACTCGCCATTTCCACCACGGCACCAAACGTTCTCACGCCTTCCTATTTTCTTCATTTCCACATCAACATGTGCATGACCTACTATGATCCAACAACACAAAAATAGGCTCCTCGTAATCTTTGAGACACCCGGCAATGGCCTGAAAACGTTCGTTGGGTCGAAGACCCTTCATAACTATGCGGTTGCCACGCCGGTCATGCAAGTGCACAAGTCGATGTTCAATGTTCCAAAGGTGAGACGCTAGTGCAGCGTTATAGACAGTGCTACGGAACTGAATTCCTCGATCTTCTTTAACCTCAAGCTTTTCTCTCTCATACAGCTCGAGCTTTTGCATCTGATGTATTCGTCCATCAGCAGCACGAACACCATCCTTAAGATATTTCATGATGCCACCCCAGTACCTCTGCAACTTTCGGCCATTTTTAGCCTTCAACAGTGCAGTAAACTTAGCACGTGGCACTTTACCAATCCGCCTACTAATCCAGCGCATTTGCCGGACGAATTCACCCCAAGCGTCGCTGTTAAGATCCGGACGCGGAGTGTCAAACATATGCCTGTTACGTATAGTGCGGAGCTCCTCAGCTATGGTATGTAGATGCACACCATACTCCTTAAAGAACTCGAGTGGCCGACAAAAAACCGCACCACCGCGCTCACGCACTATTCGGTCTTCAGGCACCTCTAAAAATGAACACCCCTCCGCAAGATCTTTCTCCGGAGCATAACAACGACTAGTAGGCATGACTAGTTTCCCTTCTTCATCACACGCTCCACCCAGCAATCTACCCGGTAAACAATTATGAGGCTTACCAGGTAGCAAGACACCACGACGCTGATCCCATGCGACCAACCACCCGAGGTCAGTTCAAGCATCTCAGCCCGTGATATCCACTCATATCCAAGTTTCCACGCAACCCAATCGCGATCGAAAAACCACCACAAAACAGACCACTTGTCATGGATAGAAGTGGCGAAACACTCAATCGCTTGGGGCACAGCACGACCGACAACGGAGCTGACGATCACCAACCCAATTCCACAACAAGCAATAAAGCTAGTGTGAAGACTGGGCAACACGGCGATCAAGTCAGCTTGTATATTATCCCAATTACGTCGTCGGTACCTACCAACATAGTAAATGCAAAACACAAAACACACCTGATAAAAGGCACAAGAACACAACAAACTGTAGCCGGCGGCCCGAACAGCAAAGATAACAAATTCAATGCTGGCAAGAGCCCACTTAACATCAGCCATAGGTTCAGCACGCATCTGAAACCTAACCTTAAAATTCTGGTAGATGTTCTTTTGCGCAAACAATTCCCTCGCTCCTACAGGGAAATACCCTTCATCAGTGTACACAAACGCATTAACATACGTGGTAAACCTGTCATACAACACGAAGGCAACCGCAAGTGACAAAAGGAACGCAAACCATTTGTTGAGATAACTGGTTCGTATGATTCCCTTAGTGTAGAAGTCCGTAATACGGTTGTAGACATCAACTTTGTCCCACAACCTATACATGAACTTCACATCTTTAGTACAGCTGGCTACTTTATCAATGACCTGCTGGACTGAATCAGCAAGGTCAGATGTTCCATCAAGACCAGCCGCCTTCATATCATACTTCTTGAGGAAATCATACGCTTGATAACTCAACATTTTGCGCATACTAGGTGTACGAGGCGCACCATCACTCTTAAACCTCAAATGCGCCTCCAACTCTTTTTCCCAATTAAAGGGCAGACGATTAGATGTAGGTTTACCTTCTGTCAAGGCTTGGGCAGGTTTGTTTTCATAAACCTGGGTAGATACATCAACGCAGATGCCGGTTTGAGCCTCCACGCTGGCCACCTCAACAGATGTTTGGGTTTCCACAGGGACAGCCTTCGCTTTAGGATAGATGATTACAGGCACATAATCATCCGACGATGGATCATCGGGCTTCGAGGAGCGTTTCCAAAACTGCCACCATCTCACATCAGCCTTTCGAGCACCAGATGGCGCATCAACATTGGCGAAGGGCACATTTCGCACGTTGCTAGAGAAGAACTTCCTTCGAAATACTCCTCCCAGTCCAGTTTCTCTGCCCTCCGGTGCAAATCCTCCAACTGCTCCTCCCAATCCTCCGCTGACTTCGCTCCCATCATCGGATTCCACGTCTGACTCTCCATCCACGCTTTCACTCTCCCTATCGGATTCCATCCCTGATTCTCGAATTCCTGGACACTCACGGGGAACCATCGTCTCTCGGTTTCCACTCGAGCATACGGCCCGGATTTCACGAGCCGGTGCATCTTGAGTTTCCGCCACAACATGTTGTTCGTTGACCCTTCCACGGGGCTCGGAAGGTCCCGCCACCGGAATGTCTCCTCCAAAGAGCCCTCGTATGTCTTCCTGATCAACCTTACGATCACGTTCTCCCACACTTCTTCCGCGTCCCAGTCGTCGAGATGCTGTTCCGTCCACCCGACTAGTACCTTCTGCTGGCTGCATTCCCACCTTTTCCCCGCCAGCCATCTCTTGGGGGGTGGTAGAAGAGACATTGCCATAGCCTTCCTTAGCCGTTCTCCACGTCAAACTAATCCGACGAGCCTCGGTTCCAACAGTACAATGCAACCACTTTTCTTGGAACCCAGCGGGCATGATCGCAATGTCACCATTGCCGATCGCCTTGCTGAGAACTCGCTTGGTATGTATATTACGGACCCGGAATGTGCAATTTCCCAAAAAGGACAAGGAAATGATTGGCTTTGTTTGGTCAATCCATTCCTCATCGTCACTATGCCAAGGAATATTACCGCCAGCACGGTATTCATTGACAAGGCATTGCTGAAAGTTAGCCTCAGTTAAACACATTCCGTTCTCATTACATATAGCCATCACAGCCTGTCCATAGGCTCTCAATTTTGCAGTCATCGGATTAGAATACAACGTCCTCGCAGCACGTCCACGCCCATATGTGTAATCTACCGTGCCGTAGTGTTTGGACCTTCTGCTGTTATGATTCGTCCAACCACCTGCACCAACAGCCGAAGAATCCCACTGAAGAGTAGGATTCTCATAAAGTACGGCAATGGGCTCATGATGTAACTGCCTGGCAACCTCTCCGTCAGTTCGGGTACCATGGAAAACCCCCGTGAACTCTTCAACACCATCAGATTCGCGGTCGCTATCACCAAACAGCGACCCGCCACGAGGTTCTTCCTTATCCATCTCATGAAGCTCTTCAAAGGGCTCCCTATCACAAACACATCCAACATCGAAACACCAGTCCTGGTCAAGAGGCAACAACTGCTTATGTCGAACACCAACAACTGCGGTACAATATGCACACCTTAAAACACGTCGGGTTCTTGTATACTTTTCAGTTACGACCTCAGGCTTGCTGCAACACGTAAAACTGACGCCAGAACATTCACGACAAAAGGTAACGCGCCTAACAAAGTCTGTTCCGCTTTTCAGTGGCTTTAGAACCTGCGGTCCCATCACCACGCCAGATTCACGTCTGCAATCTCGCCATCCAGGATACTTAACCCCATCAACAAACACTCCGGTGACATATTTCCCGCCAAACCTGTTGCAGTTTTTCTTACACACTGGACACAACGTAGCCGCCACAACGGGACTCTCACCATCCCGGCGTATCACACAATTGTGTTCCTTCACACAAGCAAACCGATGGTATGAACAATGAAAACCATACTTCTTTCCAGATTTGGTGGTGCAACCACAAGCACGCTCAAACTCAACCTTAGTCCGGTATTCCGTGGACACATTCTCTCGGGCACACACACTCTCACGGTCTTTCTCCGTTTTCCCAACAACCAAATCCTTGGCCGGCCGATTAAGGCAAGCCACCTCCGTCCCCTGCTGAGTTTCGCACCCAACAAGAGCCGGTCGTTTGTCGTCAACTGGGCTACAGATTATAGTGCTCCCGCCTCGCCCAAGGCTGTCAGCACTCTCCGCAAAAGACACCTGCATACCCCAAGGGGTACCCCGCTTTAAGCCCGGTGGATTGCCGTGAGTATCTGTAAGATCAGAGGGTCCCTACGAGGAGACCATAGTCAAGGGGCAAATGCTGAATGTCACCCTCAACTATGCCACGATAGCTGATCCTAACAAGAAACCCACTAGGTTAACGTACCTTACCGGTCAAGCCGAACGGGTGATATATAGTCACACCAGACTGTAAATGCC